GAGCAAAAAGGGCTAAGAAGAGGGTAATTACCGCTAGAACTGCGGTTTTCAGTCCGCTAAACCCCAAAAAATTTACAAACGTACGGGCGTGTGCTATCAAAAACGCGCGCGGGGACCCCTCATGGGTGGGGGGTGGTGGTAGGTCGGCCTGCGTGGCTGGTCGGTGGCGGGTTGGGGTATGGGTGGGGTCACACTTCACCCCGACATCGTGGGGGTCGTGGGGTCGCTCGGCTCCTGGCTCCTGGTCTCTCCGTGATCCATGACCAGGCGAAGAGCTCCGGCGGCGACGTTGCAGTGAAAGCGTGAACCGTGGCGCTAATCAGTCGCTCACTCTGGGTCACTTGCTCAGGCGTGAGAGTGTCGGCATAGTTCCCCGACATCGCCACATGAGACCGCCAGACACCTAGGTGCAGATAGTCCGCTAGTCCTGCCCCTAGTCCCTTCATCCTTGGGGGCTACATGATCGAGTGCCGGCACAGCTCATGAGTGCAGCACCACCCCACCAGCAACCCAACACGCCACCACCAGCGCACACACTCCCACCCGATGACGGACAAAAGAAAAGAGCCCCCACCGCAAAGGGTAGAGGCTCCTTCCTTGGGGGAATAGTGACGCTAGGCGAGAGCCTTGAGAGCCTTCCGAGCGTCCTTGAGAGAGGCGTATTCCTGAAAGCCCGAGACAGTCTCAATGTGAGCGTCTGGCAAAGCCTCGCGAATTGTGTACCGCCGTGATGTCCCTTGAGCGTCCATCTCTGACGAGATAAAGAACCGCCCCCCTACGAGGTCGGAATAAACCCGAGACCCAAAGAAACGCATAGTGGACGGACTGAACCAGTGGTGCCCCGAGTCCAGCGAAGCCTTGCGAATTTCTTCCACGCTTGACCACATCTCAATTCTCCTCAAAGCGAAGTGAGGGCTCATCGTCAAAGAATGAGCGAACACGGATGAGACGACCCAAGCGAGACCTCAAAGCCTCGTCCGAGTTGTCGTCCTCGTCATCTTGGAGCGCCGAGTCAGACAGTCCACGCAAGAAGCGAGCACCCCACAAGAAAGCGCCAGCGAGGTCAATGCACTCAGCAAGTGAGCCTGAGTAGGTGTTTTTCTCGGTCACTTGTTCGCCCGTGTCATGAAACACCAGCCGAGACAACTGTCCACCGTTCGCCAAAGTAAGAACGAACAAAGAAACACGCCTACGCTGTGGATGTTCCGAAGGTGCGCCTACTGGCTCGCCGTTCTCCAGTGGTGCGGCGTATCCGCTAGTGACCAACACGAAGGCGTCAGGTTGTGCCAGTGGTTGAGTCCTTGCGATGTGGTTACGGCCGTAATCGCTTAGAAGGTCGTACACATCATAAATACAGTGGGAGTGTTCTTCCCATGCTCCACCCGTGAATTCATAAATAGAGGGAAATTGTCCCCCCTCTGACGGTGGTATCGGGATGACCGTCCCGAGGTCATCGGCTAGTTGTTCCAGTGTTGTTGGCATGTCTGCCCCTTTCGTTGTCGGTGACACTTCGCCACCAGTGGAGAAAATACCACAACCCAACAACAAAACAACGACACCAAACAAAAAAAAATCCCCCACCCCAAAGCCCGACCCCGTAACTCGATCCACAGCTCCGGCCCAGGCGCGGCGACGTGGCGAGCAATCCACCACAACAACCCGACACACTCGCACACACTCTCACAAAAAGAAAGAGCCCCCCGAAGGGGACTCTCTCCTATGTGATCCGGTGCAGCTCCAGGCTAACGGAAGCAAGGGTGCATGACCGATGAGCCCCCCCACGCTCGCACACACTCACTCAACTCACTGTTAGTCGCACCGTCACGGACTAACGCCATGAAACTAATCACCGAGAGAGCGTCAGGAAATCCGATGACCCCGTAATCGTGAGCCACCCGATACGGCAACGCTGAACCCTTGCGGATACTCACCGTAAATACATCGTCACCCAACGCCGAGTCAATCGCTAACTCACGAGATGACCAAAGCATCTTCTCCTCATTGTGGGTGCTAATCAGTTCGTCAAAGAACCACAGCGCACCAACAACACCAGCGACACAAAGTGCCACTACTGCACCGTCAAGCAAATTCACCACGCACCCGACCTTTCATGACTAACTCGATCATTTGCGAAAAATCCGCAACCGTTCCGAGTTTGGGGTCAATGGTCAAGGGATACGCACACACACTCAACCGCCCGTCCTCAACATACAAATTGAGGTCATAGTCACCCTTGGATGTCCAATCGTCTCTATAAATGTCCGATGTCTGCCACTTGGGATGACGAGCAACAAACGCACCAGCCCAAGCCCTAGCAAACACCCTCACTTTCTTAGGAACTTCTTTCTCTTTCATTAGATACCTTTCTAACTTTGCACACCCCCCAATGGGGTGAACATCCACACAATAGCAAAAGCCCCACCAAGTAGCCGTGATACTCGGTGAGGCTTCGCTATGTCGGGGAGAAAGGGGTAAGAACCCGACCACCCAAACGATACAGGGGATTAGGTCAAATCCTCACTTTCCAACAATCCAACATCCAACGCCATGCTTACAATCTTCAGCACATAGGACATGACCCTCTCATCTGTCTCGCCTTCCATAGCAACTTCCAGCAGGCTCCGAGCGTTCATAGGTAAGTCATTGCTCACCACTTGACGACACAGCAATGAGAAAGTCATAAGGCTCATTAGTGCCTCATCCACCATGCCACTTGCCTTAGGCATTTCACCCGAGCCCGTCCAGTGCTCCACATACTGCACATCGGGTTCACCGTTCTCGTCAAAGGTAGCAATTTCGGCCGCGAGTCCGGAGCTCGTGATCGTGTTGATGATACGTACAGGGCGAGTCCCTGCGAACACACCACTCTCACTCACACTCTCTCTCATCTCCTCGGTCATGTCCTCATACGACACTTCTTCCTCATCCTCATTGACGAACATGTAACGCCCAGCGCCGTGACTCACGAGCACTATGCCGTTGATGTTGAGTGCCAAACGACCCTTCCCGTACTCATTTAGAAGCATTTTCATGATGTCCTGAAATCCCTCAACTAAAGCATTGTAAGGCTCACGGTTGATACCAACTAAGTGCCATTCATCGGTTGCCTCACCGTCCTCGTCATAACTTTGCGTGGACAGATAGCACATAGCCATACAGTCCTCGCCAGTGACACGGTGCTTGTCATAGCCGTATGTCTCCAGCCAGTTCTGAAGTAGCCCCATAGGGCGCTGTAATCCTTCTACTTTTTCCATTGGTCATTTTCTTTCTTTGCTAGTTCCTTGGTGATTAGTTCACAGTACTTATTGCGTGGTACTTGTTGGGTGCGCTTCATGTCCGCAAGCAGATCGAGAGCTTCTTCGCAGGTGTCCACGCCAACGATGTTATTGCGTTGCGATAGCACAGCGCACTCTCGGATTAGAGCCTCATCGCCGTAGTCATCCTCGCCAGTCGCATAACCGTCAGACACCCAAAGAACAAAATCCTTAGGAGTTCGGCGCTGCTTCAGAGCCCACCGCAAAATGGGTGCGTCCACACCGTTACCGCTATTGAGTGGCAACTCTCGGAAGTCTGCTTCGCTAATCATCCGTCCATTGCGAGCCACGACCCACGCATTAGCCATACTGCTTGATGAGTTTGAGTACACAGCAATAGTCGCCCCTGCAAACTTCTCCACAGCGTTGCGAACAGTGCTATGAGATACACCCATAGAACCCGAACAGTCAAAGACAATCACCGCATTGCCACCCTTGGTGACCTCACGGAAGATACGCCGTTCAGGGTCAGTGAGTAGACGGTCAGGGCGTGAAGGGTATTTACCCGTCATCGCAGGGCGCTTGCGCCTACCGATGAAGCGTCCAGTCGTCTCGGTCAGGCTTGTGATACCAAATCGAAGTTCCGCCCAATGGTTCTCATCCGACACATAATCACCCGTGTAGTTGGTTTTTACACGCTCCTTTTCTTCCACGAAGTCTTGTGGTGAAGTAGTGAGAATGTCGTCAATAATCATGGCCGTTGGGATCGTGAATTTTGTGAAGCCCATTGGTATTAGTTCACGCTGAATACGCCCACTCTTACCGTCTGCAACCCAGTCAAATTGCTCGGGGTTGGTGTATGAAATCCAATACTGCATGCCACTTTTCTCAAAGTGCCAATTGACATTCTTTCGCAACTTCTTGGTGATGACACGAAATGCCTTTTTCCAATCTTCATTCTTGCCGAGTGCGCGAACAACCTTCTTATGGACATCCGTGTGGTATGTCCCAAAGAACATACTCACAGCGTCATTCCATGAACCACGCTCAACGATGTTCTTACACACAGACAGCTCGGATCCATCGGCTAAATAACGTGTGTCTCCGATACCTTCAGTACGCCTGCCAATCATGCGCCCTATCAGGTTCACTCGCACTTCTTCAGCAATCCGAACAGCGTTCAGGCTTACCCCTAACTGCTCACACAAACTGTTAGGGAGACTGGACGGACTAACCCGAGCATGGATGAGTTCATGAAGCCTTACAGCCTTTTCAGCGTCACTGTCTCCAGTAGGAATAGCCATGTGAGACTGTCCAAAATCAGTAAAGGACGCACCACGCAGAAGAGGGGCAGAGGAAATCCCCCACCCCCCCTGCAAGTTGTCCATGAGTTCACGGTCAGCCCGTTGAGCCACCACCCATTCAGGGGCAACAATTCTCTCCTTCATTATTTCTCACCTACCGAGTGGTATGTGGTAGGTGCGCTACTTGCCATTTCAGTACCGAGCACATCGCCCATTTTCAGTGCTTGTGCAATCGCAGCGCCTTCATGCTTGCCGAACACAAGGCGTGAGGCAGTCTCAATACCGAGTTTCTTGCTCATCTTGTCAAACGCAAAGAATGAACGGAGCGAATAGCGGTCAGTGCTTCTATTGGCGTACTGGCGAGCGACATGTTGCAAACTGTCAGGAAGTTTCGCTATCGCTTCAGGGTTCACTTCGTTGATGTCAATACGGACAGGAAATCTGTCCATGAGGTTCGCAGGCAAATCGCTAAGGCGTTCAGCGTTGGTAGTCGCAATGATCTCAAATCCGGACTTTGGCGACATTCTTTCGCCAGTTTCAGGGTGCTCACGCACCGCACTGCCGTCACTGTCACAGATGAGAAGTAATGCCGTGAGGACATCGCCCGAGGCTTGGTCAAGTTCATCCAAGATGAGGCGGTCACCGTGAGCCCATGCTCGCAATGCGGAACCCGTTACGAAGTTCCATTCATCCTTGGACGGCTTCCACAGTCCGTCAATGTCGGCGGTGGTCATGTCAGGTGAACACAACACACGGTACGCATTACGAGTGCGCCCGAACCAATCCAAATGCTTAGTCAAAGCGAAGTGCGTTTTTCCCGTACCTGGCTTGCCGTAAAGGAGTACTCGATCCGCACCAGCTTCTAATGCTGCGTTCAGGTCATCCCAACAATTGTAAGTTTCCATTTTTCTCTCTCTCTCATTTTGAGTATTGGCGGTTGCCAACGGTGAGAGTATGCCATACAATCACGACTATGACAACCAGTAGCGACCTACAATTATTGTGCGATGAATTGACACAAGTTCTCCCACCACCAACAAAACCCAAAGGGGTGAATTTCATTGAGGACGGAACGGGACGTTGGGTAATCGCCCGAGTGGGGTCAGGGATGTATGCGGTGCAGGCCGAGTATGACGATCTCCGAGGTGGCACAGTCCAAGTGAAAATGGACAATCAGATTACGGGCTTCGCACCCGCAGTGATGACCGCACTAAAGTTCTCAATCTCGGTGGCAGATAGCCACCGGTACGGATGGGCAGCTGTGTAGTTGTCTATTTTATTTTTAGGCTGTACCATAGGCAACACGCGCACTCTCTCTCTCGCGCAAAAATAAGACAAGGAACAAGTATGGAAAAAAAATCAGCACCGCCCGCACACTCTGGGTTTGAAATCAAGCCACCACCGCCTGCTAGAAATGGTTACAGGGCAGGGTTACCAATGATGAGTGAGTTCGTCACATTCTTGGATGCTAATGAAGGAGTGTGGGCCGTGTTCCACACCTATTCAGCCAAGCAGTCAGGCTACCAGCGAGCCAGTGACGCTCAAAAGAAATACGGAGACAGGTACGAGTTCGTTGCTCGGAATAGCGATGAAGGCACAACCGTTTATGGAAGAAAAAAGCTCACGTTCTAGCTCACACGCACTCTCTGAGTGATGTATAATCCCATCGCTCCTAACATAAAATCCCCCTCAGGTATTACATCTGAGGGGGATTTTGATTTACAGTGGTTATGTCCTGGAGCTGGTCGCCTCCTCCTGGCTCCAGGACACTCAACCAGTTGTAGAACTAATGATAGTGTCAAATGGTTTTTCGTCGATCCCTTCAGGGAACCAGTATTGAGAGTTCACAATGTAACGGGGTCGCTCTGCCGGCATTTCCACAAATGAACTGTCATAGAACTGCACACGGTTTCCTGGCATTGCAGCCAAGCACCCACACTCAAGCCAAATGAAATTGAAATGTTTGTGTTGGTCGGGGGTAGCCGAGTACATGTCGTTGTATGGTGCAGCCGTGAACCAGTAGCGACCAGGAATGTAATCCCCAGTCTTTTTCATATACACACGCACAGGCATTTCGGACAGTGCAGAGTACTCATGTGTAGCGAACTCCCACCCGTAGCATGACCACACTTGCAGTTCCTCTAACTCAAGGTTACAAAAGTTTCCTTTTAGATTGAAAGCATGAACAGGTAGGTGTTGCACAATCGCACCGTTCTTTAGCATTGCACTCACACCCCATGCACGACCTGGCAACGCAGACAATCCATAAAGCAAGCACTCTGTCATGTCACCATAACCGTCCTGCAAGTCATACAGAAACTGGTTCTTTACCCACGCATACATTGGTCTTGGAATGTCAGCTATATGTGTAGCCATTACTTCTTGGCCTCGATAGCCTTCTTTACTTCCTTGTATAAAGCTTCATCATGTGCTAGCTCGTAGAAACTAATGGGGATCTCGGAACCAATCTTCTTGGCAGCCACTACCGCAATTGCCTTTACATATGGCCACCCACCCCACGACTCGGCAATTCGCAAACGCAAATCAAAGTTAGGACCAACTGCTTGTGGTTCCTTGGGCACCGCTTCTTCCATGATGTCTTCTATTGGTGTAGTATCACCAATCTTTTTGCGTGTTGCCTTAGGAGCAGGTGCAGGTGCAGGCTCTTCAATTAGTTCAGCCTCTACTACTTCTACTTCTTCCACTACCTCTGCCATTACTTCAGCAACAACATCTTCGGGTGTGTACTCAACACCTTCGATACTTGCAACTTCTTCAGGAGTGTACGAAAGGCCGGCAATGATGTCAGGAAACACAATGCGACATAGTTCGCTTGTTGCACGAGCCAGGAGCATTGCTCTTGGGTAGTTCTTCCAGTTGTTCTTACCAGCAAGCCCTGCAAGCTTTGCATCTTCCATTGTCCAGCGAACAGTTGCTGTGCTGCCAGTGTCTGCACGAACACCTTTGACTTCGCATGCTGTGGCGCTGTTCTCCAACACGTCGATCCTGTGACCATGCCTTGCAACCATTGCTCGCATAAGTTCAGGCGACATGGCTGTGCGACCCTCAATCACATGAATACTGTTTAGCGATTGCATTGGGCCGATACCTAGCTCTGACCCATAAAGAATACAAGCCAGCACGGATTCGGGCTTACCTTGTAATCCTTTAGGCACGAACGGTGTATTGCTTACACGCTGGCTAAGTTTCCACATCATCTCAAGATCACTTGGCATGATCATTGGGGTGGTGGTTTGGTTAGGGATTGCTACCTCACTCATTTTTTCTCCTTATTTAGTGACGGAAATCGTTGGACGGCCCCATGTTATATCACAATAGTCGTCGCTGTCAATGTTTTCTTTTTTTAGTTCTGTAACACGCCACCCCATAGATGGAACAATGGGCATTACACGCTTCAATGTATCAACCAACTCGAATACATCGGTGGGTGTGATCTCGCCCGTACCGTTGTTTAGCTTGGCATTTACGATGTCATTCAGCAGGCGCTCGCTCTCCCATTTCTTAGTGTTGCTGCGGCGCTTCTCAAAGATACCCAACCCCTCAATGACTACCTTTTTTTCGGGCATCAGATCATAGATGTCATGCTGGATTGCTTCAACCAGCGCCGACAGGTTTTGCTTGAATTGGATTAGGTTCGTAAGACCATGGCAAAGAGACTCCCAATCTTCAGCTTCTGCTAAGTCTTTACGGTAGTCATCCATTTGCATTAGCGCATTTTGGAAGGCAGCGATTGCGCCCCCAGTTACCTTGTCAGGTAGTTCTACTTTGATAATTTCACTGGACATGATTGTTTCTTCTTTCTATGTTTATCGGGGTGTAGGGATTTACTTTGTTTGATACATCCCCAACCAAAGAACCCTACGGGTCTTAGGAACATCGGACGCTTGTTGATCTTGTCTTCCCACGTTCTATAGGAATCCTTTGTTTGGTATCCTAACACGCTAATTCTATTTGCGACAATGATTTGTTGTTCTTTTGTTGCGTGACCAGGATGCTTGGCAAATTCCCACCCGCCAAACCTTTTCCATGTACGGACAGATATTCCTAAGCCGCCACCCCAGTTGCCGTGATCCTGCCAGTCAGACCGTGTTTCACAACGAGCTACTTTATCCCAATAGGTGTCCTTCATAACTCTTACATATTGCTTGTTATCAACACAGGCTGCTTGAGCGACACTGGGGAATAAAAAAAAGGCCGCCACAGCGACCAGCACAAACCTCTTCATTGTTTTTTCTCCCTGCGTTTGCTTGTAATAGGCACAATGCGATGTGCGTCACGAAAAGATCCATGACCAGAGATGCCCCCGTACAGGAGGTAGCTACCGTCTTTGTTGTAGCCTTTTACTTTGTATTCACCAGGTTGGCGAAAAATTTTGACAATAGTACCTACAGGTACTAAGGATTTTTCTTTCGTCATTATTGCTCCTAACAACGGATCGAAACATTATAGCAGATTAGGTTTTCTTTTTGCGTTTCCTAGCTTGTTTCTTCATCTCCTTCCATTCTTCCTGGCCTTTCTTGGATTTCCAACGGTGACACAAACATTCGCAATTATCATGAACGTATTGAGGCCAAATTGTCATAGCTCTATCAACCTCACCGCAATGATCACAAGCCACTATGCAGCCTTTTCTGCTTGCTCTTTTGCGTACTCGTAAAGCTTTAGGAGCTCTTCAGTTTCCTGCTCACCCGCTGGCACTACTTTTCTTAGGAAAAACATTAACGTCTGCCAGTTCATACGACCTCACTAAAACTTCTACCCTTTGCACCATTTGCATCGGAATGTGGAATACAGAATGTACCATATCGTCATCACTCCATGTTGCCACCATACTTACATGATTAGCTTTTCCACCGAGTTCTGTGGGTAACAAAAAACCGGAGCTATGAACTACGCAAGGACCGTCATCCTCCAAACTGGAAAGATCTTCCCAACCCTCAACGCTTACATGAGCGTCATGCCATACAACTACAACGGGTACAAGGTCAGAAAGTTCCATGGCTACACACTAAACCACTTCCCTCTCCATGAAGCAGTACCGTCAAAAATAGGGATTGACTCGTAGGTAAATCGGTTCTTGCCTGTAGTTTCATATTCCACTACTGCAAGCCCTTGTTGCCAGTTCTCGTGTGATAGTAGGGGTCGCCCGTCAATATCCATACCCTGCTTGGTGCTGGGTACTGCACCGTCAATACGAGCAAGACAACCAGGACTCGCAGCCATGATGGTACGGGGTCCCTCGTAATCCTCACGGGTCTTATAGGCGAGCTCGATCCTGTGGATATGTCCGTAGATAACGCTGTGCTTCTCATTGGCAAGGTACATATGGGCGGTTGACCCGCTGGAACGGACCTTGTTTCCGTGGATAATACGGATCTTGCTGTTCAGCCAAATGTGTGAGGCTGGGTAGCCAGGTAGGTATTCCACGCCATAGTCGTCCATACGGCACAGGAAGGGCGCAGAGAGGACTGGCCAGGTGTCAGGTATATTTCCTCGTCTAAGGCCAAAAGCAGCCCTAGCGTTGTCTAGGATGTGGTTTGGCAGGCGTTCCTCATGGTTGCCAGCCAGCCACTTGATCTCTGCATGGGGGGCGGCAGCTCTGATCTGGGCACAAAAGACAGTGGCTCGGTCAATTGTCTCCTGGGTAGTCTGCTGGTAGGCCGGTGTAATGCGGTATTTGCTTAATTCCGGTAGGTCTAGGTTGTCCCCCAATAACACCACAACATCGGGTCGTGCCTGCTTGGTGATCTCCAAGGCTAGGTCAATGGCTTTCTCATCATGAGTAGCCTCTAGTTTTCCTTTACGGTTGCGGTAGTAACCTATTTGAGCGTCGGGAAGGATGACGCAACGCTTCATTTCCCCCTCTAATGGTTTGGTCCTATTCCTCGGTAGTTGTACCTTCGGTCCTTGTCGGATTACAGGCCAACTAGGTTGGGATTGTTTCATAACGATAGCCATAGCTCCTCCTAATAACTGAATATTAGCAAATGGCTGTGTATGTTTTTAGCAATCCCACTTACGAAGAGCTTTATTAATTCTGCTATCTTTGTCTCTTGCAGTTGCAGCGCTAGTGCGCTTCTTCTTCATGCCTTCCATACGGCGACAGAAAGCTTCCCTGCGAGCTGCTGCTTTAGGGCTCTTCTTGGCCTGCTCTCGGCTCACTGGTGGCTTTAGGTTGCCCCCTGTAGCACGGTTGTAAGATGCACGACCTTTAGCATTGAGACCGCCTTCGGGGTTCTTGCCTTCTTTACGCTGCCAAGCTGGACTGCTCATTTTTGCCTCGATGCCCAGGCGTTGTCCACCAAGTTCGGATACTTTCTTCCAGCCTTCGCTGCTCTATCTTTGGCAGCTTTCTTCTGTGCTAGGGATAGCTTTTCAGACTTCTTGTTTGGATTCTTTTGATCCCAGAATTGTTTTTTCATTACCTGTTCCTAACTGATTGAGCTGAACCTGCCAAAGCCATTCTGTTGGCCATTCTTTGCGCTGCTGTAATGTTAGGCGAAGTTTGTGGTATGTCCACAAAATTACCAGACTGCAACATTCTTTCGTTAAAATATTTTCTTACTAAGGAATCATTGTATTGTTTCATAGCGGCATTGAAATCAACACTTGTGGGGGGAAGGTATCGTCCTTGTGGCAGCAACTCTGGTCTACTAAAAACTACCGCTTGATGGGGGGTGTTTTTTGTAGTAGCTCCACCAGGGTGAGGCATCGAAGCATAATTTAATTCGTTTTTTAAAAATTCATACAATTTTTCTTTATCGTCAACTGTTTCGGTTAATGGGCGCATATTTTCTACAGCATTCCAAGAATTACTCATAGCCCCTCTAAAATTAACAAGATTGTTAGCAGCGAGATCCCCTCTAGACAATAAACCAAGATTATCTATTTGTTCCAGCGCTATGTCAATGTCTTCTGGTTCTACCGAATAACTAGATAAATATTTTTGTAAAGCAGTTCTTAAAGATTCTTTTTGCTGCGGGGTTATCTCACCAATATCAAAAGCTGGCAAGTTGTTGATTGAGGTAATATTTTGTCGTGGGGAGTTTTGCCCAGGTGGAAAGTAAAGAGATCGTTCTATAGGTAAATCAAAATAATTTTGTCCTGGAGTGCCCGTAAAGCCTGGCGAAACTTTATAAACATCGTTTGGGGAAGGTTGTTGGTAATGTTTAATCCAATCTTGTAATTGAGCTATTCTTTTTTCGGTGCCAGCAACCAAGGCAAGGTGATCTTGAGCATATTTGGTGTTTAAAGCGGATCCTGGATTTACCTCTATTTTTTTAAAATAAAGACGCTGGGCAGCCTTTAATAATGCTTCCTGTTCTTCGATCTGTTGCATGTAGCCACGAATAGGATCCTGTCGCTTGTTAATTGAAATTTGTTGAAGTCTTGGTCCAAAAACAGTAGTAGGCTCATTGCTTATAAAATAAAGCGGGTTGTCTGAATCTGCATATAAATTTTGCATTCCAGTTCTAGTGTTCATGTTTAAAATTGTTGGCTCGTCTGAAACAAATTTTAACGGAACACCAATTTGTTTTAGTGCGTCATCATAAAGCTCTGGGGGGACAGCATTTAAAAAATCTCTGTATGTTGTACTAGAGTCGTATGCTTTTATTAACGAAGGCGGTATTTGTGAACGTGTTTCAAATGCATTTTTGTTTGGAATAACATCGTCAATAGAAACTGCAGAATCCAAAAGATCCATAGAGTACATATTGCTTTGTCTCGCGACTTCTTCAGCATCATACATGAAGTCTGTTTGTACTCCTTGTAGGTCAACAACTTTATCTCGCAAGCCTGTCGGTAGATGATGCGGTGGAGGAATTTTAATATCCTTGGCATAACTAGCTGAAGTTGTGCCAGAATCGGTTGTATAAAGACCACCATCTAAAAGGTTTGTGCTGCCGCCACCGCCTCTTCTTGTAGGAAGATTAGATGCATCCTCTACCGACTTCAGGGGAAACGGTAGCTGTTCCCCCTGCATACCTGTATGCCATAAACGAATAAAATCATCTCGGTCAAAATCGTATTCAGGTCTATTGCCACTAAGTGCCCCTTTTGCTTTTTCTAATGCTTCCTGTTGAGCAGTTGTGGCTTGTTGAATTTTTTGAGTTACATATGGGGAAGGTTTGTTGCCTATAGTTTGTGCAGCGGGTTTAATCCCCTTAGCCCTACCCAACACTCTAGCTCCGGCTTGTTCAGCAGCTACGGAAGCACGAGCAGCAGGCCCAGCTCCCGGAATTAAACCGATCACATTCAGTGCATCTTCGCCAACAGCGTTGATTCTTTGGTTTAGTGTAGAGCTAGGAGAAAGGGCAGTGCGAAGGTTAGTTCCACTAGCTGTGCGATAAACGGGCTGTATAAGGTTTTTGTTAGTTTCGTCAGCTAAACCTTTAAGCCACCAAGCAGGACTTGTTAAATCTTTAGCAGTAGCACCACCCATCATCCAGTTGCCAAAAGCGCTTAAAGGATTTCTTTTTTGGGGCTGCGGTTGCATTGGGCGACGAGCGCTGTGTTCCCCAGCTTTAGTGGAAGCAAGACGTTGTACTGGGTTCATTTTTTACCTCGTACAGAGCTTAATAAGTTTGCCCAGTCAGCCTCATTAGAGTAATAAAGTCTTCTATTATTACCCATTATTTCGTAACGCCTTGCTTCTAACATCTCTTCAATAGCTTTTCGCAAACTCTCTAATTGTTCTGGTGAAGAAACTCTTTCAGGCCTTACTTGATTTAAGATTTCTAAATCATTCGGGACAGCGGCTCCACGATTTTGCCCCCAAGGATTAAGTACGTTTTCAATGTTTGCGTCATCAATAACACCTTCTGCTGGCCCTCGTGTTAAGGAAGCAGAAACCTCAAAGGGGTCATTGATTTGCCATGTGTCTAATCTTTCTGCCCAATCTGTAGCATCTTGTGTAGCTTGTTTTTTTAATTCATCAAAAGACAATCTGTTACCATAACCAGGACTCATTCTCCATTGGTAAGCGTAGCCAGGGAGAGCATCGCCAGCACCACCACGGTTTTTTAAAACGTCCTTACCGACATTTGTGGCAGTGGGGGTAAGCCGATTAGAAACATGTACACCATATTCAAATAATTCCGGTGTAGAAGCAGCAGCGCGATTTAATGTTTTTGCTGCCCTTGCAGACGCAAGACCTTTAGCGGCAGCACCCACACCAGGTACCAATGAAACAATATTGAGTGCATCTTCACCAACAGCGTTGATTCTTTGGTTTAGTGTAGAGCTGGGAGCTACGAGAGTTCTAAAGTTTTGTCCACTTGCTGTGCGATAGACGGGCTGTATAAGGTTTTCGTTTGCAGCCTGTCCTAAACCTTTAGCCCAGTCACGGGGGCTAGTTAGGTCAGCATCCCCAACAAGCCAATCACCAGCCTTCTGTAAAAGATTTCTTTTCTTTTCTGGTGGTCGACGAGCGCTGTGTTCCCCAGCTTTAGTGCTCGCTAGTTTTTGTGCAGGATTGATCATAATTACTTCTGGGGTATAATTAAAATTTCTAACCCTTCATTGCCCTTGGATACTACAGGAGCATGGAAGGTTATGGTAGTAACGTACTTTGGTGAATCGTCATCGACTACACCAGCATCTACTAGCCCGTCTATAGCTGCTTTAGCTGTGGGATAGCAGGCTGCGGTGTCTTGCATCTTGCGGTCAGGCAGGATTGGAGTGACTTCTATCTTGATCGACTCAAAATGAGGGATCTTTGCCTCTACTGCAGCCTCATAGAAGTTCTCCCGCCACCATTTAGTTATAATAGATCTTTGATAATGGGAACCTTTTTTGCGTTCCTGGTTTGTGGTCCAGGGCCGCCTACCGGCAACAATAACGCTGTAGGTATCCACTAGTCATCCAAGCTTCTAAGGTACCGTTCACGACGCTTCTTCAATCTTTCGACTGTCTTGAGGCGACGCTTTGCAGACCTCATTACTTCGTCGATCTGCTCATCAGACTGGTAAGGAATCAAAGGTACAGAGAAGAGGCGACCAACGGCTGCAGCTCTACCACCTGGACGCTCAATACGACGCTCAGTGCCTGGCTTCAGACGAGCTTCGCCTGTTTGGTAGCGAGTAACTGGACCAAGTGCAATCTGTGTTCCAGGGATACGCTCTCCTGGAAGAATGTTTAGAGCTCGTGCAGCAATAGGGAACTGCATTAAACCAAAGCCAAGAGCTTCTCTAGGATCACGCCATAATCCCGTAAGTTGTTCCAAGCCGCTTTCTGTGTATTCTCCTGAACCTGGCGGTCTTTGCAGTGGGCGAGCTTTAGTCACATCAAAACCGAAAGCACCACCAACTAAACGAGGTACTGGACCTAGTTGTGAAAGAGCTGGCTGTATATTCTGTTCTGAAATCAATGACGCTGCAGGGCCGGCAAATACGTCAGCAAAAGGGTTGAACGGGTTGAGGTTAACTGCACCACCGAAAACGCTGGGGTTGCCGTAACGCAAGTTCATTGGATCTTCGTCAGGATCAAAGTTCAGTGTTCCTAAGTAGATGTACCAACGCAATGATTGTGGGTGCTCTCGTCCCATCATTAAGAATACTTTGTGAATGTGCTTCGTCCATGAATAGAACGGGAAAAATGGAACCATGTATTTACGCTCGGCCATTGACAAGTCTGCAAAATCTCCAAGCCAATCGTTTGCTGTATCAGCTACCTGGAATACAAGCTTCTTTGTTTGTGGGTCTGTACGCCAAGATCCGTCTGCTGCTACCTCGTCTAGTGTTCGTCCTTGTTCTTGCAATCTGCGTTCAAGAAGTTCTAGGAAGTAGGCGTGTCGAGAAATACGGTTAATTGTTTCGTTAATCTTGAAAGAAACCTTGGTAATACTTCTACCCCGTACTCGTTCAGGGTATTGCAAACGTCCACGTGAAACTCTTGACAACAGTGGTGTCGGTTCTTCTACAGGCATACCTCTTAGGAATGCTCGTTCTGCCTGAGAAAAGCCAATGTCCTGAATAGGGGATTCTTGTGCAATACGAACAGTAGCTGTAGGGGTGGGAGCTTCTGTCCGTGGGTCAATCATTGCTTTGAATCCAGCCCAGCCAGTTCCGTATTCTTCAACCTTGACTCGTCTCATCTGACGAATCATGTCTGGAACATCAACTCCAGTCATTTGTGCAATTACAATGTTGCTGTAAAGGTCACCAAGCTGCCATGCAACAGAAAGCACAAGCGTTGTGGACTTCATGAAACTCGTAACTCTATGAGCGCCCTTAAGGAATGCGTTAAAACCGTTGGGGTCAACAATTGCTTCTCGCAATGCAATCTGTTCTCTCAAGCCAACTGGCAAGAACATTGACTCATGTGTGATCTGATCGAACGGTACAACTCCACCAATTCGCTTATATGGGTCTACGGCAGCGTAACCTCTAAATTGCATTTCCTGTGCAATGAGTCTTCCGTACTGTTCCCTAAGAGCAAGGTTAAACACTGCACGGGGATCTGGAACACCAGAGGCATACGCACCGATACCGTCTACCTTGGGCAGAAGATTAACTACTGGCTCGCCTGCTTCATCGAGAACGCTGGCAGCAAAAGCAATTTGAGAAGACTCGGACATATTGGAGACCATTTGGTAAGCCTTCTCATACAAGGCAAACGATTCTTCTCTACCAATAAGGTCAACTGCCGTATCTCCAAACTGTGCAACAATCGCACGGTATGCTTCGTTCTCGGTCATCATCCGAGCTTCTTTACCCATACGATCAGCAAGCAAACGAATCGAGAAGATAGTTTGGCGGTCACCGTCTCGGAAGTGTTCGCTAGTTAACTTGTCGAAACCCGGGAGTCCAGCCTTAAGAACTTCTGTTGACAAGCCACCTGTAAATGGTCGTGGTCTACCTGTTGGTAGATACATCGGACCTTGCAGCGTTACAGGCTCTACGGTACGAGCATCTCGTGGTCCTATTGGAACGTCAACAGAGAATTGCTCTGATGGGTAACCACCTTCAAGAGCGATCTCCAAAGGAACGGCACCAGGCATATTCCCAATAAGGTCAAAAGACTCGTCGCCAGTAAGGCGATTTTGCAGAGCAACAGTATTCTTGATTTCGGCCTTAGCGCCTCTTGCTTTGTCACGAAGCTTCCTTTGTCTTTCCAAGTTCTTGTCTAATGAAATGCGAGCATTGCGGGCAACATTCCTAAGTCTAAGAACATTGCCTTCTGCTTCCACACGAGCGTTGTAGTCGCTAAGGTATTCCTGGAAAGCCTCCAGCCTCTTGCTAGCCGACTCTGCTCTACGCATTTTAGCGGTTGCTTCTTTAGCCATTGCTACTAAAACATCAGCTTCGTAGGCAGCAGCACGAACTCCAGGATTGACCAACACGGGGTCAGGCCGTACCTCTAAAGGATCGTTAGGGATGTCAGCATCTTGACGCTCTGCACGGACAACACGAGCCCTATCGTAAGCATCTACCGTTGCTTGATCTACACCCTCTTCTTCCAACCTGTCTCGATAAGCAATAGCTTCTTGTAATTCGGGGTTTTCACGAACAAATGTTTCTGCATCAATTTCACCGGACTTGGTTTCCTTAAGATTCCGTTGAGCTTGCTCGTGAAGGCGTATTCCTTCTAAAAACTGTTCAGCCCATGTCTCGACATCCAGGTTGACATCTGCTGCTATTTGGTCGATATTGAAAGCGCTTTGTACGGTGCGTGGACCTTTGGCTGCAGTGCTCTTAATTTTATCTGAACGAAAATACTTGCGAGCTATGTTTCTACGAACATCAGGATCAAGTTGCTCCCACCAATCCCATTCAGGGGTGCCACGTCGTACATTGATTCTAAATGTAACATTGTTTCCAGTTACCAATCCACCAAGATTCTCTAATAGTCCTAGTGAGGTATTGAGTTCCTGTTGGGCGGCTTCTATAGCTTGAGCCCTGAAAGCTTCAATCGCTTCAGGTGTTGGGTTACGCAGCTCTTCGATTGATTGAGTGACGGAACGGTAATCCTCAACATCGGGTGCCATGTCGTCAAGAAGCGTAGGGTCTTCTGCCATTTGCTGTGCAATAGCTTCTAGCTCGGGATCCGGCAACGGTGCACTGGCTTCGATCATTTCATCTATGGCACGAAGGCGAGGACCAGTGGGGCTAGCAACAGCTTCAACACCACCACGAGGGCCAATAACTTTTGCTAAATCTCGTTCAAATATTTCAAGGGCAGTTAAGGCATCAGTTATGTCAATAGACATTTCTAATTTAATATAACTACCATTGTCTAAATCTATATCAATTTCAGCGACAGCACTACTAGATCGGCCTGTTGGATTATTTACTTGAGATTTAATATCTTCCGCAAGTTCGTCAAATGCTTTATATATTTCAGACGCTGATACCGCTTTTGGAGTATTTCGATCATCCAAATATATTGTAAAATCACCAAAAGCACCTTCGTCGTTTCTTGGCAACAATTCAAAATATGCAGAACCATCTGAATTTGCTTTTACACTGCCAATCCTGACAAATGCGGAACGAGAAGCGTTGTCGGTATCATAGTTAATTGATTTTGATTTAACTGGTCCTTTTTTTGAAATTGTATTTACAGGAATTACCGTATTTAGATCTTCAAAAAAACTTCCTGTAATATTTATAGGATCATAAGAAGGAAGATAATTATATCTATCAAAACGAGGCGAGCCATAGTTGCCAAAACTACTACCTTCCGGCATCATAGACTTTACGCCGGTAAAAGTTGGTGCGGTGCCAGCAACGGCTTCACCTTCAGGACTAAAAATCTGATCAAAAATATTATTTAATTGGTTGTAGCTTTCTAGAAACTGCTTATAGTTGCCTATGGAACCTCTTTCTGATATTAGGTAATAACTTCCATCCCCTGTTAAGTAAACTTCTGGTTCTGTTAAGAACTCCGACTCAAGATCAATTGCTTCAGCTTCTTGTTTTAGTCCGTCTAATGTTTCTCGAATTTGATCAATGGATAAAGAATCAGTCGAATCAAAAACAATATTTAGTAATAAATTTTCAGTAGATATTCCAAAATCTATACTACCGCCTGTCGGCTCCCATGCAATAGTAACATCAGGGTGAGAAACACTGTCTCTAAGAATGCGATATTCAAATTCTACTGCTTTATCGTAATTATTAGACTCTTGTAAGGTTTCCGTTACTAATTTAAATATACTACCGGTAATATTTGACGGATCAAATTTTGGTGTATAATCAAATACATCTATCTTTTGTGCCCGATCCCAATACTTGCTTGGACCACCTTCTATTGTTGGCATTTCCATGCCTTCTGGAAGCAATGGTTTAATGTTTCTATCTAAACGGGAAACAAACGGTGCGGTGCCAGCAATAATTTGTTGACTTCTTGGATCATTAACCAAATTAACCAATGTGTCGGCAATGGCCTGCTCAAGCAGTACGCCTTCTTGTGGTTCAGTGATTAACTGGTTAATTGTTTCAGTAACATCAGCAATCAAGTCGCTCAACTGTTGCAGTCGCAATTCACCTACAAGGGTTTGTGCATCAGTAGAAGCCGATTCATAGAAGTCTATAGCCTGGTTCCAAGCCTGGTTGAGTACTTCTACAGAACGAGAAAGAACCGGACCAATAGGATCCGAGCCAAACTTAACGGAAATATCTTCGACCAAGCCTGTTAGATTGTTTAGGTATGTTTCAGCAATTTCTGGAGATACTGGCCCGACCTCCGGATCTTTGGGATCAACATTGACACGCAAATCATTGATGTCTCCACCAGCGTCTTCGTATTCCGTTTCACGATCTAAAAGTTGATCTTCTGCAAGATCCATTTCTTCTGTCAATCTTTCAATTGCTGACTCATCTGCAAGCCGTGCAATCTCATTCATTGATGTTGCTGCTTGTACGGCTTTTTGAGCGTTAGTAGCTTCTCGCAATAAAGTTGCGTACTGCTCTTCCAAAGCAAGTAGTTCTGCATCAGCAGCGGCTCCACGCAAAGCAGCTCGCTTGACACCAATAGTTTTGGTTAACGCATCCATACTTTCCTGGAGATACTTGACCCAGGATACTTGGCGGGCAAGCTGACTTCTCTGAATAATTTTATTTACATCATTTATAGATAAGCGGAAACGACGAGCAATGGCCTTTGGCTCCATGCCAGCAAGATAAGCGTCAACGATGTCGTACTTACGTACACGCTCTTCAAGCTTGGCTTGCTTTACTTCTAGGTCGGCAATCTTGTCTGCAATCTCGATAACCTTTTCACGAAGCTTCTCAATCTTTTGTGCAGCCTTGCCAAGCATCGTTTCTGCTGCATCGATCTTGCCTCGGCTTCTTGGCATTGGGAATTGTTCAGGGCCTGTAGGTGCCTCAATGCCAGCTTCAACATCTTCCTCAAATGGAAAGAATGGATCCTGGGGGGCTCGTGGTCTACCGTCAACTGGTGGGATTGGTTCTTTGACCGCAGCACCGGTTGCCCTTTGGTTTAAAGATCTACGAACACGACGATAGAACTCAATGTTTTCTCGCATGTTTGCTGGATACATAGAAGGGTCAAGTGCTAGTTCGTCAGGAAGGTTCTGAACAAACGCAACCATTGCTTCTTCTCGTAGCTTTAGTTGTTCAGGTGTAAAGGTTTCAAGGGCTTGCGACAATGGAATCAACAGCCCTGCTTCTTCCAACGCTAACCAAAGCTCAATGAGCTGACCGTTCTTGCTTTGCATAACAGCTTGTTTAAGCTTGTTAACGAAAGGCAGTGGTACTAAATAATCTGGAGAAAGAAGATTCCTACGACCAAAACCCTCAACCGCCTGTTGAGTGTTCATGATTACTTGCTTGGCTAATAGGTCAAGAGCATTGGACAGACGATCATAATGTTCAGGAGTTAAGCGCCCCTCAATGAAGTCCATTGCCAAGGTGGCACCCTCGGGAGATAACCAGTATTCAGGAGTTTCGTCGTACTTACCAAGCTCTGCTAAGCGATCAGGGGTGATGCCAAGTCTTTCTGACAAGCCTTTAATCAGTGCGGCTCTACCGTTAAGAACTGAAATAATCGCTTGGTTTTCAGCGGGAGAAAGTTCTCCCCAAACCTCACCCGTTGCTGGGTTAATTTCGTCTTTCAATAATGGGTTTTGTGCAATGTTAGATACTGCTTTTGATACAGCGTTTTGCTCATGACTTGCATTACGGACAGCTTGACGAATCTGCTGTCGAGTGCTATGAGACAAAGACAAACGCAAGTTACGATTGGCTTTTGTAGTAAGATCTTTTAGTCGTGGATCTTGAGGGTCAATGTTTGGTTCTGCTTGACGCAAAGCATCTATTTGTGAAATATATGCTTGAGCTGCTTTAGCGCCCCAGCCACCAATACCTTCAACATAGGTACCCTCACGAACTGCTTTACCAAGTCCTTTACCGGCCCATACATAAGGCATAAAGGGAAAGTTGCCAGCCTTGTCTGTATAGTGAATAACCCTGTTGCTTGTGCTGGTAAGTTTGTTTGCACGATCAGCAATGGTTGACAAACGAGCGGCACGAGTGGCAGCTTTAGCTGCTTCTTGCGATGTCCCCGCTAAGGTCGCCGCTTGAGTAGCCCCCTGTGCTCGTCTAGTAGCAGTAGCAGCCGTGGCTTTGATTGGTGCACGGACACCTCTACCAAGAATACTTAGGTTGCCAAGATCTTCAATAAGCATCGGAGCGATGGCCCCACCAGCTTCCATTGTTTCCCAATACTCAGGTATTCTTTCCCAAACTTTTACTGTGTTAACAAAAGACTCAGCAGTTTCGTTCATGGTTTTGGGTACGTATTCAGAACCAATACTGATAGGAGACTTGCCGCCACCATAAAGAATTGATCTACCAAGTCCCCATGTTGCGTCAATTGCCAGTCCACCAAAGAATTTAGTCATTGATGCAGGAAGGTTTTGTACAACCTTGCCAGTAGCTTTGATTTCCCTTTCGGCAACATCCCGTAATTCACCGACAACACCAGCAATGCTTCCTGGCCTGTATTCAGGTTGCTTAGAAGTTCTGGAGGTTGTTGCGGCCTTGTCAGAAACGGGTCGCCTAATGGGGACAAGCGAACCTGTCGGTGGTTCAGTTGGTGGAGTGGGTGTACTTAAACGCCTCGGCTGTACTGGCTCTACCATTTTTACTCAAAGATACCTAAATCTTGAAGTCCCTCAAGAGTCTTTTGTGGTCCACCAACATACTCTTCAACCAATGCTGCAATTAACAAAGCCATTCCTTCTGAACTAGGCGAAGCCATTAGTGTTTCATAGATGTCTTGCAACCCTCTATTGTTGCCTGATCCAATTGTTTCTCGTAACATTTCAACGATACCAGCACCGTTAGCTTCGGTCATCTCGCCTGTCGCTGGGTCAGGAATTCTGTACATTCTGGACAAGTTATCAACCATCTGGACAGGTGTTTGTGAAGTCTTTTCAGAAAGCGATGTAGCTCGCAATCCAGTAAGCTCTTCAATCTTAAGAGTTGCTGCTGCAATTTTTTCTTTAGACCCACCTGCGGTAATGTCGCTTAGTCTGTCTTGTTCAAATTTGTACTGTTCATATGTCTTACCATATTGAGCTAGATACTCTGCATCCCGCTCTTTCTTCCAGTAATCATCATTGATGTTGGCAAACTTTCCAGCCGCTAACATGGGATCCATGCCATAGCGGTTAACAGCAATAGACCGAGCCAATTCAGACATCGGTGTAGATTCAATCTGTTCTGCTGTTTGCAGATATTCTTCAGCTGGCTTAGACGCTTCGGTTTCCCAGCTTGACAATTGTTGCTTGTATTGACGCAATGGTTCAATACGAGTAGCATAAACAGAGCCTTCTGGTGCTTGTGTCATACCCATAGGTACGGCAGGAATTTTGCCTGTAACCCCACCCATAACGCTATTCATGGCTTGACGGTAAGCATCAGTACCCATGGTTTGTACCTGCTGAAGATATGGTTCAGCTTTAGCACGCAATGTTGGAACAGTGGTATCAAATAACTCATATGTTGAACCAAGAACAGCTGATTCTAAATCTGCTGCCGTGTTAAAGCCTCCGTATTTTCCTCCACCACGACGACCTCCGGTAGTCAAAACATTGGCAAAAGTGCGGGTAATGGGAGATTGTGCTGCAGATTGATTAACAGTTGGTGTTATTTCACTTCCCTCCTCATACTGAATTCTATTCATTCCCAAAGCATCTCTAAGGGCTTGTGCAGCGTTTCTATACTGTGATTGACGTGAACCAAGATTAGCCACAGGGGGTTGTGAGATAGGTGACATCCTTGCAGGTGGGCGAGTCGTATCCCTGGGCTTTTTGCCAGTGGCCGCAGCCTCAAGATCTGTAATTTTACCAATCATCGGTTTAGCTCCGGAAGTGAGGGAAGGGGAATATCGGGGATTTCGTAATTAGGCAAAGAATAGCCTGAAGAAGAACCGCCACCGCCGTATCGTGTTGGGTAGCGCCACTTAAGATACTTGCGATATGCGTTTACATAAGAAGGTAGAGACTTGCGGCGTTCCTGCATAGCATCTTGCCGTTCTTGTGAAGCAGTTTGAGAGATTGCTTTGTAGTTTGCAAGTGCTGCTACGGCAGGTATCTCCTGAGCGTTAATAGTCCCTGGTGCCCCTGTCTGTGCCCCGTACTGGCTAAGGGACGCACCCATATTGGCTCGTCCTTCTGCAGACTCTCGAAAAGCGGCCTCTCGACTGGCCACTTCTTCAGCTAATCTTCGGTATTCTTTTTTTGACATTATCTTCTCGTTGTCTTAGGAAGAGGTGGCTTGGGAGGAGGAGTTGGTCTGCGAGCTAAGTTTTCCCCAGACTTTACAGTTTTAGGTGGGGTAACAACTGTTCGTCGTTCCGCTGCATCTGCGGATGTGGGGGAAGATCGACGGCGTGGGGTAGCAAGTGCTCGTCGTTCCGCTGCGTCTGCCGATGCAGGGGAAGATGGGCGTGGTGTAGTGGTTGTTGGTGTTCTAGGTGCAGTGGGCGCAGTAGGTACTGGAGGGACGGGGGGTAAGCCCGATGATGGAGTTGAAGGAGTACCGCCACCTGCTCCACCACCGCCACCACCGCTCTTCGGTGATCCGTACAAAGCGTCATACTCTGCAAGCTTCAAAGCTTCTTCATCGCTAATAGCAGTCTTGCCAGCTGCCAGACTTTCTGCGAGACCGCCTACGGTAGCTCGGTATCCTGCTTCACTGGTCGCCAGGTTGCGGGCCCGTTGGCCTGATCTCAGCATCCCTGCGCCTTCTGCCTGGGTATTGATTCCCCGTTGCTGTTCCATATAATCGACATCAAGGGTGCCGTACAATGGGTTACCAGAAGCGTCTGTTCTGTATGTCAGCGCACCGGTATCTTTGTTAAATTGAGCGCCTGTAGCCCTATCATATTGGTTCTGTAGGGCAATTCTTTTGTTCTCGGAAGCAGTTTTTAATTGATTTCTGAGCTGCGTATTGTAATCAACTGTTGCTGGCATGATCCTCTTTAATGTGCTTATCGAGCTTTAGGTCCATCCAGACCTGCATATCTTTTACGTCTTTTACGTCTTCCTGTACCGATTTTAGTATATTAACAGATTCTCCGTGCTGTTGGGTGTTGCGTTTGTCTAGTCTATATAGTAACCACATAAGAGGTCCTGATATAAGGGCCGACACAACTACAGCCCATGCCGCATCCATTATGGGGCCTTAGGCTTGGTTAGGTCCAGGTACTCCTGAACTTTAGACGGGATATTGTCTCCTGCGTGGTAGCGGATATGCCAGGCTTCGGCATTAGGACCGCTTTCAACTTCCCATGAAAAACCAAATTTATGTGCGTTGTCGTTCAGCCAGCGGAGTGTGGATCCCGAGGCGTTCGCCACGTCAATTGCCAAACCCCACCCGTGGTTCGAGGTTCCTGGTACTGCAGCTGGAGCGACCCCTTTTTTAAGGTACCAGGTTTTGCCTTGCCAAGACCGAGTAACCCGAGTAATACGTTTTTTAGTTTGGTAGCGAGCATAAAACAAGGACTCCTGTCGTTCGTATGGTCGGTAGGTATCCCAACGGCTAATGGGCTTAAGGGCGATCCCCCGCCGTGCCCCTGCTGCGACCATAGCATTCCAAGCGTCTGCGGCTAGGTGGTGTAGGTGCCCGCCTTCGATCTGCTTCAGAACCGATTGAGGGAGCTTTCCATTTTCAGTGTTTCTGAGGTCCTTGGGGGGAACTACTCGTTGAACCTTGTATTTCATTTTGCGTCCCCGTCTAGTTCAATAGCTACGAAAAGGTCTGAGGTTTCTTCCTCAGTCAAAGATCCATCTCGCAAGGCAATAGCCAGCTTGCGGATAACTTCCAGAACAACATATCCACCGCTCATTACGGCAGCTTTCCATTCCTCTACTCCAAGAACTTGAGCCATACCGAGGTTACCCAAAGCCGCCGATACAAAGGTTGCTCCTAGCTGGATGAGAAACTTTTTGACATTCATACCTTGATTATGGCACAAAGATACCAAGTTCGCTAGGCTGGTCAGTGTTTAATTATGTAGTTTAATACTATGTATGGTTGTAGGTTGTTGTGGGCAGCGCCACCGCCAGTATCAGTCGTATTGCCACTAAGTGTAAATCCGTGCGCGTGTGTATTAGAAGTTCCATTAGTATTGAAAAAGTGGTCATGGCTTCCGGCACTATTAACAATTCCTGAACGAGTAGCAGCTGACCCTGTTGACGGGTTTGGTGTACCTGCCGCCTCGTTAGCAGTAGTGCTTAAGTGACCATGTGCTTGAGAAGTGTTGCCACGGATCTCTATCGAGTGGCTATGAGAACCTGCGCTGGCAGTTGTGCCGGAGTGAAAGTGGTCTAAGTTTTGATTGTCTGTGCCGAACAACCCCTGTTGAGTGTGAGAGTGAGCAGGCATTTCGGTTGTAGAGAGGGTGTGTGTTTTTGCACCACCCGTTTCGCCCATGGTGTCAAATTCCGTTTGTCCAGCGTCAATACCTACAGGCACTCGACCAGTTAGGTTTGGAAGTCTAAAGTGTGTCGATCCAGCTCCCCCGCTACCATTGGTATTCGCCCCATAAGGAAATGTAGTCCCACTGTTAGTAAGAATGTTGTAAAGATTTGTGTATTGGGAAATTAAAACCTGGGCCCCGTTGGCTATCAACCAGCCAAGAGGTGCTACTGATGTGTTGGCACCAGCCCATTGAACAATAGCACCAGGAGGGGGGACGTTGACATAGCCAGATATGTTAACTTCACCACTAAAGTTAGCTTTTCCAAAAACTGTCCCACCGTCAGCTTTCAAATACGCAACATCAAGAAAATCCTCTAACGATTTGGCGTTTGATTCCAAAATAGAAATAAGTTTCTTGGATTCTTCTTCGCCTACCGACTTTTCAAAATACTTTCTAAGCTGGGTCCAAGCAACTGGGTGTTCCCATGTAAAAGATAAAGAACCATTACCACCTACCGAAGATGCTCCAAAAGGATTACCAGAAGAAGGATCTCCAAACTTAACTGTCATCGGGTATCTCCTTCTACCCAAACTCTTTTAATTCTAAATCCAGCGAATTGAATTTCGATTTGGTTGTTATAGCCAAATGAAGCATTGTCGACATTGAATCTAAGGATTCTTCTTTGTGTTGAAATCTTAGAAGGCGATGTGGTGAACGAGGAATAAGAAAAACTGTAAGTAGGAGAATAACCACTTGTAGCGTCTCCAGTAGAAATGCTGTAAGGTATATCCTCTACAGACTTATTGTCTACCTTGACCCGCATTGTTGCATTACCGGTATATGGATAGAAGTCTGGGTTGGACAACGGGAACTGAATAAGCTCTGCTTCTACATATACACGACGGATCATCGTAGGTATTTTTGAATCTATATCCGAAAGCTTGACTGTTGCTGTGTTTGGATCATCGGTCACAGTCTGAGTAAGCATGTCTGTTTTCTTGCCAGGCTCAATGCTGTTGGGCCTGATTTTAATAATCTTGGCAGTATTGTCGGTGGAACCTGAGGATGTTTCGATCAAGTAAAGGTTCTTATCCTGGGCGTTTCCGTACCGAGAAAGCTGACCACGAGCCATAGAATACCTAAGGTTTTGGGTAACCGTAGAGGTTTGGAATACGTTAATAACCTGCCAACGACCCATAGCATTAAGTAGGTAAATGGTTGCGCCTGCTTGGGAATCGTCAGGTGTAGAACCAAGACCACCGATATAACTAACAGTGGCCGCCAAATACCCCATGTTGGTTTTAGCAATATCTGTTCTGGTGCTAGAAAGACCAAACCTGTTATATGCAGCAACATCAACATTTTGCCCAGAAATAGCCATGAGGTTTACTGAATAGTTTTCAAAGCCTGTACTAGACATGAAATAAACAACGTTATTGTGCTGGGCAACGGGATCGGTGGACACTATGCCTAGGGTGTCGTTTAGCTGTCTGATGGAAGCATTTGCCCCAAGAACACCTGTAAGGGAGTACCAGCCAGACGGTTTAACAATCATTACGTCAAGGTTGCGCGGTACAAGATAAGAGATCCCATCGTTAGCGTAGCCAACTGAAATAAAGTTCAGACTCGGCCAGGCTGTGTCAAAATCTAAAGCGTTGGAGAACATGAAGGTATCTGAGCCAGATCCCCACGCCAACATTCTTGCGTTCCAAAGAGCCAACCCTGTGAAGTTGATACCAGGAGATCCTGCTGGAGTGATTGTGGTTACTGACCCCGAGCTTCTTGTAACCTTGTAAATGTTGCCGTTACCAATAACAACATAAGCGATGACGTCATTTCCGGCTGGGATTAAAATAGGGGCGCTACCAGGAGTTGTGCCAGCAGTAGGCAAAGCAACGGTTGTTACAATACCACTAGAAATCTGTGCAAAATAAACCCGAGCAGCGCCAGACGAACGACCAACCAAAACTACATAATCGTTAAGATAGGTAGCATCACTCCAGGTTGTGTTGGTGTTTGGTGCGACTATTGATCCGTTAGAAGTGTTTGTTCCTGTAAGCTCAACATCTATTTCGCCATAGGTGGGTATGAGGGCGGCGTCATCATCTGCGATAGTAACGTCATAGCCTGTCCATGTGTTTGGAGGCTGTAGGGTGTCAGATGGACCAACATAATAGCCACCCTTAAAGTCTTTCCATTCAAAGAAAAAGGCAGCCATTTACGACCACGCTGCGTACTGGTACCCACTATCAAAACGAATACGCCTCGATGTGTTCTGCTTCAAGTCATCTCGCATAGTATTGAGAATTGACTGATATTCAGCTTGGTATACTGCAGCCCTTCCCTCGTCTTGGCGTACCATTGCAGCCAGGTAAGCAGTATGGGCCACGATCAATGGGTGATGCAGTGCTGGCATCAGAGGTGTAGAATAATCACTAAGCAGTTCAGGTTCGCTACGGTAGTAGTAGAGGACACCATCTTGGTCTGTGGTTGGTACAGGATCCAAGCGAGCCCTGTTGCCAATAATGGTCCACGCAAAGGTGGCCATACGGCGATCTGGCATTAGGAAATCTTCGAGCTGTACCCAGAGGACAGGGAGCCCTTCAATGACCAGCTGGCGGGCCCGTACAAAGTCATTAGGGATCGTGGCGCTTCCTGCAACAAAGTTCATGTTGTAGGTGTCCAGCAACCAAGGCCATTCTTTAGTAGCCGAGATAGTTGCCAATGAACGGTTGATAAGACTATTGATTGTAGAGTCGGGAAGTAGACCGTCGCCAATAGAGGGGATAGCCAAACGCTCTTTAACGGCTGATCTGAGTTCGCCTCTGTTCATGCTGCAATCTTATACCAATCTAAATTACGTCGCAAGCGATCATCTGTAGGGCTGATTTCTAAAGCTTTTACCCCGTAATCCAACGCTGCTTTATAGTCGCCTAAATTGTAGCATGATAAGGCCATAAGGTCATAGGGGGTAGAGCCCCAAGCAAAAGCCTCACAAAGATAATCCAATGGTTTTTCTGTAATAATGAGGGCCATCTCACAAGCCGACCTGCAACGTGCCCAGTCCTGCCGGTTGTAATACAACTGAGCTAGTTCAACCCAAGGTTCCCTACGGTTCGGAGTTTCAGCAACCGCAAGGTACAGGTGGTGTTCGGCAGCGTCAGGTCGTATCTTTGCCATGTATCGGTGCGAAGCAGCCCGTTCAGGGTTCCAACGAGATAGTTTTAGGTGTTGGCTAAAATGGTATTGAGCCAGCCCGTAATCGGCGTGGAAGTACAGTTCCCGTGCTAAGTAGAACTGGTTGCGATCATCCGCAGGGTCTTCCTCCACAGCGAGCTTTAATAACGGGAGGTATTGGCTTCGAGACTTTGACGAGTCGGGATGATGATGGATTTCTAACCCATCAACCCAATGTTGGGTTTCTATGCCTTGGTGTTTCAGGACTTCATGGACTGGGTGTTTCCATGTGTAGCCGTGGCGGGCGTGGATTTTGTCGCCACCATACACAAGACCTTCCGTACCGTCATCGTTCCATGACCATACATATTTGTAGCGGGGTCGTGTGATGTTTGGCGGGATGGATTCGAGTGCTTGTCGCCAGCCTGGTTGCAGAATCTCATCCATGTCTAGCCATATCACATAGTCAATGTCGTTGGGGATGAGACTTATGGCGTGGTTGCGGGCGTGGTCAAACCGCCACGGGGTAAACTCTTTTTTTGCGCAATCAACACCATATCGCGTTGCTTCCTCAACGGTTTTGTCAGTTGAACCCGTGTCTAAAATAAACCGGTAATCAGCCTCAGCAGAAGATATAGCCCATCGTTCTACGAACTGTTCTTCGTTTTTAGCGATGGTTGCTACAGCTATTTTCATTGCCCCTCTTTTCTTTAATATTTAATGCGTGTGACCGTGATTGTGCAGTCGTGCTTGCTCTGCTTGTTGTTCCTGATAAAGAATTTGTGCTTCAGTTTCTTTAGACAAATCTTCAAAAATGGAATACAAAACATTGTATTGCTCATACTCCCAACTGTTCCACGCATCAGGGCGACCAACAATAGGAGGATCTGAAACTTCAAACCAATCTTGAACATTATCAACATTAATTAACGTTGTTATGTCACGAAGTTCTTGTCGCCATTCCCGCCAAGCCTGCTTAACATCTTCAGGTAATGGTGAATCCATTGTTTGTGTCCAATCGGATTCTGTTAACATCCATCCTCTTATACTTTTTAATGCGTGCATTAATTCTTCGGGTGTTTCGGCAGGACCATTCCCCATAGGAAACTTATGTATCGGTGTTTTTTTTAATGCAAATCTCATTGCTATACCTTTATGATGAAGTTGAAAGCAAGGAACGGGTTTACTACATCTAGTGGGTTGTTTGCAAATCCACCGTTACCACTGGAGCCAGTAAAGTTTGCCAAGTCTGTGGAGTGAGTATGCGCAGCACTGCGACCACCAGTGGTATAAGGGTGTCCATGGTCGGCACTTTGAAGTCCTGAGTTCATGCTAAATGTAAAAGTACCATCCGAGCCAGCAAAAGCAGAAGAACCTGCCGCACGTGCAACAAAGTTAAAACCAACAGCGTGTAAGTGGTTTGCACTAACGCCACTTGTGCTACCGCTATGTGTATGGTCGGCAGACTCAGTACCGCTAGTAGCAGCAGGGTGGTCATGGTCAATAGCGTGAGTGTGTGTCGGTAAGTTAGCAGAGTTAATTGTCTTGTTTTCTCCACCACCAGCAACACCCAAAGCACGGTTCGTTAAACCAGTACCAGTACCTGCACCAATAGGCATACGACTACGAGTATCAGGCAGGTTGAAGGTTGTAGAACCATTACCTGCGCCATAGGTAACACCAATAGCAGTAAACAAATCAGCGTATGTCGTTCGATCAACTGCCGTACCGTCACAAGCCAACCAGCCAGTAGGGATAGTTGAACCTGCATACATTTGCACGGTTCCAGCAGGAGTTACTGTTCCTGTCGGACCCGTCGAACCCGTTGGACCCGTCGCACCTGTAGGACCAGTTGCACCTTGTGGACCAGTCGGACCATCGTTACCTTGGATCCCCTGAATACCTTGAGCACCGGTTGGCCCCTGAGCACCTGTAGGACCCGTTGCACCATCAGCACCATTAGCTCCAGCAGGTCCTGTTGGTCCGGCCACGGTAGAAGCAGGGCCTGTGGGGCCTGTAGGTCCAGCACCCCCCGCAGGACCAGTCGGACCAGTCACAGTCGAAGCCGCGCCAGTAGGACCTGTCGCACCAGTAGGACCAGTTGGGCCGATATTAGCAATGACTAATAAAACATCAAGACCGTCAGCGAAACCAGTACCACCAGTACCACCGGAAGAAATATAAGTAACAGGAACATCAATCCAAGAATTGACGTGATCAGTAACAGCACTAGACACAACAAACCTTTGAAAGTTCGCAGAGTTCGCAGAGTCCTGAATATAAATAGTGTCGTTCGGTTTTAAAATAGCCAAAAACAAGTCAATGTCAAAACCATCTTGGTCAATATGGTTAATTTGTAACTGTGTCGCAGATGTTTGTGTCGCATTATTATACGCCAACAAACCAGTACCAGGATTACCGCTTGTAGTGTTTGTATCAATTAGATATTCGTAGAAACTGGATGACTGCCCTTGTGGTCCTGTAGGTCCAGTTGGGCCTGTAACGGTTGAGGCGGCTCCTGTTGGACCTGTAGCGCCTGTGGGGCCTGTAGGGCCTGTAACTGTGGATGCCGCTCCTGTGGGTCCCGTATCGCCTGTAGCACCCGTAGGTCCTGTAGGTCCAATAGGTCCGATAGGGCCCGTGTTGCCAATGATTCCCTGGGGACCTTGTGTACCAGTGGGACCTTGAGCGCCGGTAGGACCAGTCAAACCAATAGGTCCCGTAGGTCCCGTTTCTCCCTGGGGACCAGTAGGACCCGTTACGCCTTGAATACCCTGTGGTCCAGTAGGGCCAGTTGGACCTTGAGAACCAGTAGGACCCGTTACGCCTTGCGGTCCTGTTACACCTTGAATACCCTGAGCGCCCGTGGGTCCCGTGGGACCTTGGATGCCGGTAGGACCTGTAACACCTTGAATGCCTTGTGGTCCTGTAACACCTTGTGGTCCTGTAGGTCCAGTAATACCCTGAATACCTTGTGGTCCTGTAGGTCCAGTAGGACCCTGTGGACCGGCATTGGCGCTACCAACAACAGTAATAGATGCGTTAGTGCTTACGCCTGAAGCTTGGTCGGTTCTAGTAACGGTTACGTTAGTATTGGCAAGCTGTGTTCCAGTACTTGTCGTATCTGTCCTGGTTACCGTTATATCGGCAGTAGGCATTA